TGCTACAGAAATGACCCAAATACCCCAGTATGAGTACTCAACAAAATCCTGTTGTATATGCCCAAGCTATTCAGTATCAACTGAATGACATATTGTCCCCTGTGCCTGTATATGCTAATTTCAATAGAAATTGGGCTAAACAACCCCAATTTGTTACATGGCAATTAAGAAATGTTCATCAGCCTGTATATACAGGACAGCAACAAAACAATAAAGGTATAGATACTCCAATATTCCAAATGTCTGTATTTAATACAAATTTGCAAGATGCTTTTAATATTTCTAATACAATATTACAATCACTTCATGGATATTCAGGAATATTTGGCGATCCTGAAGATAATGGCTTTTTTATTGCCAAAGCAGATGTAGTATGGCTTTATAATACTTATGATAATGAAATTGGAATGCAACAGATTATTTTGGATTGCACTCTGTATGTACCAACTTAATAAGATAGAATTTATTAACTAATTTTTTACGAGGTTCAAAATGGCTCTTATTAATAAAGTATTGCCCGGTTATGTGGCAACCCTATGGATGCAAGAAGGTGCTAGTCCAACAGCATTAACTGATGCTCAACTGTCCACATGGACAGGACAAGTAGCAAATATCATTGGTACTGAAGCTGGTGGTGTTGGTGGTGATGGTCTTTTTGTTCCAGTAGAAGCTATCCCAGCTTTTGGTGCTGATGATGCATTTGCCGCTTACTCTGTAGCTGGTGCAAGAACTGGTGCTAAGATTACTACTCAAAACCAAGTTACTTCATTGACAGTAACAGCGGCTTGGAATCCAGCAGACCCAGCACAATTGCTAATTCGTGATGATGGTTACAATGGCACAATTATTCGTACCTATGTAATTGCTGTTTATGATGGCACAGACACAGTTGCTTATGCATTTAATGGTCGCATTGGTGGCTTGCAATGGGATATGTCCCCAAGTGCTGAAGGTAAGTTTATGTTCCATATTCATCCAACTGGTGGCAATTCTTATGGTTGGTCTAATAATACTTAATAGAAAAATATATGACAACACAGAATGGATCACAAGACTTATTAAATTATATTGTTTCCCAAGCCAATTCAGGCAACAAGGATTGGTTTGGGTTTAAACAACAGCGTATTGCTGGCATTAATATGGCTTATGAAATAGCCAAGCATCATGCAGATAAACTTTCACCAGAAGAAGTGGTGGATTATGTTGTTCGCTTAAATAACACAATTTTTGACAAACTAATTCAAGTATCTAAATAATATGTCAGGAATGACAGTTCAATTTACTGGCATGGTTGAGTTTCAACAATTGCTAGATGAAATGAAAGAAGATTTCAGCGAAAAGGATTCCAAAAAAATTCTGAATAGTGCAACAAGACAAGCCATGAAGCCTGTCTTGGATAAAGCTAGAGCATTAGCTCCAAAAGATACTGGGGCATTAGCATCAAGTCTTAGAATAGAAGCTAGAAAGCCTACAAATAGAGATAAAAAATCTATTTATGTAAATCCTAGCGATGTAGTTATTGGAACAGTAACTACTGCATCTGGCAAACAACTTGCTAGAAAAACATTTAAAAATATTAAAACTGGCAAAAAACAAAAAGGCATTCCAAGTGATGGCAGAGCTATTGCTGAAGAATTTGGTACTAAAACTGAATTTGGAAGCGTACATAATGCGGCAAAGCCATATATGCGACCAGCCTTAGAAACATCTGCTCCAGCAGTTCTTAATTCTTTATCTGAAGTTTTAAAAGTAGCATTAGAAAAATATCGTTCTAAAACAAAATAGGAGTTTATATGACAACATTTGCTAAAGCATTAGGCAAAAAATTTGAAGCACAAAAAGAAGAAATTCGTATTCGTTCATTTGAAATGAATGGGCATACATTTAAAGTTAAAGTTCCCCTTACCATTGAAACTGATCTTATGTATCAACGAATGAAAGTTGTAAATCAAGACATAGTAAAAAAATACTATGATGAATTGACTGCTGAAATTATTGCCAATAAAGATAAAAATACAGGCGAAATTAAAATTACATTTGAAGATAATGATGTAATTATTGAAAATCGATCTATGCGAGAAGCCGCAACCAACAAAGCATTAACAGAATTAAGAATTACAGAAATGTTTAAAATGCTAGTCCCAGAAGAAAAGGGATTTGACATGGAAACCATTACTTATGAAATGATTGATGAATTATTCCCTTTTGCTGTCCAAATGCAGATTATTGATAGAATTAGTCAAACTATATCGCCTAGCTACACAGAATCTAAGGGAAAGTAATTCGGTCTGTTCGTAGGCAAGTAAAAGCATATTTAACTGCTCATGGTACAGACCCAAAAACAATTGACGAAGAAACTTTTGCTGATATTTGTATAATGTATAATGATGGAATTATTGGTAATTTAGGATTATTGCAAGTATTGGGAATACATACTGCTGGACAATTTAATACAATATTACCCCAAGGAAAAATGCCATTTAAACTACAAGATATTATTCCAACACAATATGATTATTTATATCCACCATTAACCGATGAACAAAAGGCAAAAGCTGTTAGTGATAATTTAATGGCTTTTGTAAAATTAAACCCTAAATCCCCAAGTCATTTATTTAAGGAAAAATAATATATGGCACAGAATATAGCAAGACTTGGAGTTGTTTTAGGGATTGATACAGCCGAATTCCAAAAAGGGATTGATTCAGCCAAAAACAAAATTGGCGATTTAATTACCAAAATTCCAGCTATGGCGGCAGTAGGAGTAGCCGCATTTACTGCTATGGCGGCTAAAGCCATGCAGTTTTCAGACACTATTAGCGATACAGCAGATTCAGTAGAGGTATCTGTAGGATTTGTTTTAAAGTTAAGACAAGCCTTAGAACTATCTGGTGGTAGTGCTGAAAATGCTGGAAAAGTATTAGAAAAATTTGCTCAAAATGTTAATGCGGCAAATGATGGTTCACAAGCCATGTTGGACAATTTCAAAAAGGTGGGAATAACAACTAAAGATTTGGCAACAATGCCAATAGATAAGTTATTTTTAAAAGCTAGTGAAGGTGTAGATAAATTAGGTGATTCAGTATCTAAAACTGGAACAAAATTAGAAATTTTTGGCAAGGGTATGCGTGGTGCAGATATTAGTGGAGTTAATTCCATTATTAAAGAAGGCACTAGCGATATGGACAAATATGCAGAAGCAGTTAAACAAGCCGCTGATCTGCATGATAAGTTAAATGAAAAAGCAACTCAAATGAGTTTGATTTTTACAGAAAAAGTATTGCCAACACTTAATGCAATGTTTGATTCTATAAATACCAAAGGTGGTTTGGCTGAAATGGTGTTTACTGGAATTAAAGCAGAATTAATTGGTATGTGGATTGTTTTTGGAAACATTAATGATGTTGTTCAAAGAATGGCTGTTAATTTTGAATTTTTTAAAAAAGGTATGTCAGGAAGTGGTGAGCATTTAAATGCTCTTAATGAATTAATACTTAACGAAGTTAAGCGTAATGAAACAATTAATAAATTATTAAAAACTCAAGATGAATTGCAAAAAGATGTAAAGAAAGCAGATGAAGTTGCAATAAAAAGAACTCAAACAGAATCACCAGAAGCTAAAAAAATAAGACTTATGGTTGCAATGGCGGCTCTTACTGCTCAAGACTTTAAAAGAGAATTAGAACATTCATTAACAATATTAAATATTAAAAATTCATTAGCTGGAGCAACAACTAATGAAAAAGCTATTCAAGAATCTGTAAATCAAGTATTAGATGCTACTAGCAAAAAACTTTCAGATATTAAAAAGCAAAGAGATGCGGCAGTTGCTCATGGTGGGCAAGAAGATGTAATTGCACAATTAGATAAAGAAGCAATTGCAGTACAAAATTTAGGCGATCAATATGCCGCTACAACAAGAATACAAGAAGCTAATGCTATAGCATCACAAAGAACTTTTGAATTTGGTTGGAATAAAGCATTTAAACAATATGCTGAAGATGCCACTAATTATGCAAAAATAGCTGATGATGTATTTAAATCTTTTACTGGAAGCATGAATTCTGCAATTGATAAATTTGTAGAAACTGGAAAATCATCATTTTCTGATTTTGCAAGTAGTGTTATTAAAGACCTTATTAAAATTCAATTAAAAGCTATGGCTATGCAAGCCATTAGTGGCATAGGTGGATTGTTTAAAGGATTTATGGGTGCTGGTGGTGTAGATAACATTACAACAGCACAATGGACATCAGGAGCATTTGCAGATGGTGGCGAACCCCCAGTTGGAGTTCCATCTTTAGTTGGAGAAAATGGACCGGAATTGTTTGTGCCAAATCGTAGTGGAACTATTATTCCTAATCATCAATTATCTTCTGCTTTAGGTGGTGGTACTAATGTTACTTATGCCGGACCATATATTGCACAAATGAATGCTATGGATACTCAATCAGCTACTCAATTTCTTGCAAAAAATAAAATGGCAATTTGGTCAGCTAATCAATCTGCTAGTAGATCAATTCCTGTATCGAGGTAATTATGTCATTAACAACCATTCTTAGTATTAGCGAAACAGTAGGAATTAACGACCAGCGATTTATTGGACAATCTGTTAGTCGCAATCAAAAAATAAGCACAGCAGAAGTATTAACTGTTGTGCCATTTTTATTTGAAATGAAACCTATGAATTATTTGCTTTATTCAAAAAGCAGAGGAATACTTAATTCATTGCGTATTCCTGATAAAGCATTGGAACAATATTTGAACTTTGGGGCAACTGGTTGGGAAAGTTATATTTATTATCAAGGCGAAATGACATCTGGACAAATTTCTACTGCTCAATGGCAAACCAGTTCAGCAAATAAAGTATTAGTATTAGGAAATTTGCCAGCCAATGTGGATATGCCACCTAGCAAATACATTGTAAAAATAGGTGATTTTTGCCAAGTTGGAAGATATGCTTATATAGCAACTGCTGATGTTTTAAGGGGTTCAGGTAGCACAGTTAATATTCCTGTTCATAGAAGCCTATTAACCCCTGTTGTAAGTCCTATTAATGCTGTAATAGGTCAATATGGAACAACAGTATTAATGGGTGGCAATACATACACAGGCACAACTTTTCCAGTAATACTTAGGGAATACCCTACATATACTTTAATGCCCATGACAAATGATTCATACATTAACTGGAATGGTGGGTTTAAAGCTATGGAAAGTGTTTTATGAATATTATTACTCCAGTAGATAATACAAATAATATTCGATATGCAGATTTTGTAAGAGTAACAACACCTACTGCAACTTATAGATTTTCTACTGCTCCTTATGCCATAACTGTGCCAGATGTAGATGCACAACCTTTTGATGGATTAGGTGTATTAGTTAGCATTGGAAATGCAACAAGAGATATTAAATCTACTGCTAATGAAACAACCATTACTCTTGTGGGTATTGATACTGCTTTATTAGGATGGGTTTTGGGGCATGATATTAAAGGTTCTGAAATTGAAATGTGGCATGGATTTTTTGATACAGAAAATCAATTAATAGCTGATGGTGGCTCTGGTGGTCTTTACCAATTTTTTAATGGTTATGTAAGCACTTTTTCAATATCAGAACAATGGGATGAAGATAATAAACAATTTTTAGGTGTTATAACAGTCGCATCATCTTCTGTACAATTAATTTTACAAAATAGAAATGCCGGAAGATATACAAATAATAATGCTTGGCAATTTTATAATCCTACAGATACATCAATGGATAGAGTTGCTTTTATACAATCATTAAATTATCCTTTTGGAAAAAATGCCCCAGCCGGAAATTAGATTTGCAAATCAATTTGATAATGACAAAATAAAAGAATTATTAATAGATTTTTATAATACTTATAAACATTCATTAGTATCAGATATATCTAAATGGTCTGCTACTCATGTAGATAAAGTTCTTACAAATATTTATGCTGGTTTAGGTTTTGTTTTAATAGATGAAAAAGCTACAGGATTTTTAGTTGCATTGCGAACACCCTGTATATGGATTCCTGAAACATATCAATTGCAAGAAGGTATGTGGCATGGAAAATCTAAAACAGTAAAATTAAAGTTATTAAAAGAATATTTAAGTATTGCAAAAGCATGGAAATTAGAAGGTAAAATTGTTGAATATTATTTTAATAATTATGGAAATGCAGACTTTACTAAATATAATATGAAACATATAGGAAAGATTTGGAGTTCATAAAATGGCAGAAGCATTAGCGGCATATTTAATTGAAGCTGGAGTATCTGCGGCATATGCAACAGTTGTTGCTTATGCTATTGTTATTGCTTCTTCAGTTGTTGTATCACAAGCTCTTGCCAGTCAAACAATGGGTGGAGATTTTTCAGGTGGAAATTCACCAAACCCCGGTTCTAGACAACAAATTCCACCGGCTGGAGATAATAAACTTCCTGTAGTATATGGTTCTGCTTATTCTGGTGGAATAATAACTGATTTATCAATATCCGAAGATAATCAAGATCTTTATTTTGTATTAGCTTTATCTGAAGTAACTAATACAGAAAATGGTGGAACTCCTGATGTTATTAGTTTTGGAAATATTTATTATGGTGGAAAATTAGTTAATTTTCAAGAAGATGGATATACAGTTGCATCTTTGTACGATGCATCTACTGATGTAACTGATACCGCTGTTGCTGGAAGAATACAAATTTATTTGTATAACAATGGTTCTAATAGTCCTGTAAATTCACCTTATACAGCTATTGAAATTATGCAAGCTAGTAATCTTATATATCAATGGGATCAATATAAATTAATGTCTAATTGTGTTTTTGCAATTATTCATTTGCATTATAGTCAATCAGCTAATGTTACAAATCTTCAACAAACAAGATTTCAAATTATTAATGAAAGAACTGATATAGGTGATTGCATATATGATTATATGACATCAATCAGATATGGTGCGGCATTAAAACCTAGTCAAGTAGATACAGCATCAATAAATGCTTTAAATGTTTATGGAAATGAATTAATAACTTATACACCTTATAGTGGTGGAACTGCTACATTGCCTAGGTTTAAGTTTGATGGTGTTGTTGATACTACATTAAGTATTATGCAAAACTTTCAATTAATGGCTAGTTCTTGTGATTGTTTAATTAGATATAATGAAATAAATGCTTTATGGGCAGTTGTTGTTCAAAGTCCATCAGTTGATTATGTAATGGATTTAAATGATAGTAATATGGTTTCAAGTATTACTATTAATCCAATTGATATAAGCAACACATTTAATGTTATAGAATGTAAATATCCCGATGGTTCAGCCCAAGACAGTTTTGCATCTGTAACCTATGATTTACAAACTATTGATCCGACATTATTGTTTGCAAATGAACCAGTTAATAAACAAACTATTAGTCTTTATTTTATTAATGATAATATTAGAGTTCAATTATTAGCTAATCGATTTTTAAAAGCGGCTAGAGAAGATTTACAAGTTCAATGTAAAATCAATTATTCAGGCATTCAATTAGAAGCTGGTGATCTTGTAACTATTACAAATGCCAATTATGGATGGACTGCTAAAGGCTTTAGAATAAATAAAGTAACTGAAGAATTTTTAGGTGATGGCATGATTAATGCTTCGCTTAATTTATCTGAATATAATCCAGCAGTTTATGATGATGCAAACATAACTCAATTTACTCCAGCACCCAATACTGGTATTGGTGATCCTACATTTTTTGGAACATTGGATGCACCAGATGTAATTTCTCAATATCCAACTGCAACAAATCCTAATTTTGTATTACAAGTTAGAACATCTACTTCAGGCATTACTCAATATGCTGAAATATGGTATTCAGCTTTTGCTAATCCATTGCAAGAACAAATGTATTTTGCTGGAACAAGCGAAGTGCAATCAAGTGGAAACCCTTGGGGAACATATACTTTATTGCCAAATATAACTTTATCTAATATTCCAGCCGGTAATTGGTATTTTTTTAGTCGCATGGTTAATAGTTTAGCTAAATCAATATATAGCCCTCATAGTGATTTATTGGAATGGCGACCAAGCACATATCAGTACAGTCTTAAATATTTAAATGTAGCTTATGCTGATGATTTAATTGGAACAGGATTTAGCTTAGATCCTAGAGGTCATGATTATTATGGATTGTATAATACTTCTAGCACAGATGTCAGCACAAACCCAGCAGATTATACATGGTATTTAGCCCCATCAGCCTTTAATTCTAGTGGTGCTTTAATCTATCTTTTGTATTCCAATAGAACTGGTCGTAAATTTAGTTTTGCTACTGGCTTTGCCGCTTATGCCGCTAACACAGGATCATTTGTACCAACATCAACTTTGATATATGACCCATCTATTTGGCTAGGTTTGCCAGATGGAACAAACAATATTGATCTTGACCAAAGAACAGGGCAGATAATTACAACAGGAACAACCACAGTAGGAACTGGTGAAATTGCTGTTACTAATAATGCCCAAGGAAACATTGTTGCTTCTTTACAACAATATTTAGATTTTGGTGGGGCATATACTAAAACCTCTGCTGTTGCAAATTTGACTATTGATGTTTATGGGCGAGTTGTAGGTTTTGAAACTCCTGATGATTTTAACTATACTCAGCAAATTTTTACAGCTACAAGTGGGCAAACTGTGTTTACAGTAACTAGAGGTTCTGGATACATTTTAAATAATTGCTGGGTTATGCAAAATGGTTGTTTATTAGATGAATCTGAATATACCGATACTGCTGGCTCAACTGGTACAGTTACTTTAACAGTAGGAGCAACAGTTGGCGATATTATTACCATTACATCCTTTAAATCGGTAAATGCTACAACTGGTGTATATACATCTTTTAGTCGTAATAGTGCAACCTTAACTAATCAAGCAACTTATACTGCATCAGGGTTTACCCTTAATACTGGTTTTGAGTTATTATTTCTTAATGGAACAGTAGTTAATGCCCAAGATTATGATATAAGTGGACAAGATATTACATTTGTTGGCAATGCATCTGGCGATTTACAAGTAATTCAATGGACACCTAATAATTTAGGTGTAGCCAATGGAACACCAGTAAATGTGGATGCTTTCACAGTAATAGGACAAACAATTTATCCATTTAGTTTTGATATTAATGCTTTTAATTTGTTTAGTAATGGAGTTCTTTTTAAACAAGGAACAGACTTTACAACATCAACTGGAAGCTATACATTAACTAATTCACCCACTACAATCACTAATATCATGGTTCAACAAACCTTTGCAAGAACAGGAGCAGTCTAAATGACACAAGCATTTAACCTATCGCAATTTGCGAACAAACTTAATACATCAGGTCAAACTGATAATACTGGGCTACAAAACTCAGCCGTAACTGTAACTGCTGGCACAGGAATGAGTGGTGGTGGCTCGGTTGCATTGGGTTCATCTGTAACTCTTACAAATGCTGGAGTTACTTCTGTTACTGCTGGTACTGGTATTTCTGTATCTGCTTCTACTGGTGGAGTAACTATTACAAATACAAGTGCTGGTGGTGGTGTAACTTCACTTAATGGACAAACAGGATCAATTACTAATACCAGCGCTAATACTATTGGTTCTTATATAGCGGCTGGTGCAACTGGAGCAAATGCTACTTTTAGTTATGGTTCTACTGTATCTGGAAGTATTTTAAGTTATGACAGTAATTATGGAAATTCTACTGGTTCATGGCGTAGCACTAATAATGCTTCTTTGGGTGTATCTGGAACATGGCGATGTATGGGAAGAGCTTCTAATACCGTTGTTTGTTGTGGTTCTTATTTTATTATTTCATGTTTGTGGGTAAGAATTTCGTAAAGGAAAAATTAATGTTTACTATTCAATATGTTAAAGATTTAAAATGGGAAAATGCAGAGCATACGGCTTTTTCTTGCATAGTAAAGTATGAAGAATTTAATATAGAAGTTCCTGCTGGTATAAATGCTACTGACCCCTATGCCCATATTCAAGAAATTTGGACAAAAGGTAATGTTGGCGAATACGGCACTATTGAAGAATATGTTGCACCACTTCATCCAAGTACAACACCACAACCTACTACAACAGGAACACAAACCGCATAATGTCAATTTATTCTAGTTTTATTCCTAAATTTTATATTCTTAAAAAAAATAATGGTTCAAAACATACCACCAACTCATAATTTTATTTATGATGGTGCAGAAATAAGGGTTTACCATGCTAATAAAGGTGATGGACTGCCAAAGCATGAACATGGATTTGCTCATGCAACCATGTGTAATGCTGGTTCTTGTTTAGTTAGTTTAGAAGGTCGTAATTACACAATAACTAAAGATAGTCAGCCTTTAAATTTGCTTGGTGGCGAATGGCATGAAATAGAAGCATTAGAAGATGGCACAGTATTTGTAAATATATTTGCTGAAGGCAAGTATTAAGGTAAAATCTTAAAAAAGACAATATATGATTCGTGGGTGCGTGGAGTTCCATGCCCTATTACACCTAGTTAGGAGCAATCATGGCAGTCTTTAATAAAAATACACTTACACAAGTAAGTGGGTTTGACAATCAAATTATTGCTGGCGAATTAGTCTGGCAACAAAAAACCTATTGGAATTTGGCTTTAAATGCTGATGATGGCACACCATTGGATTTATCTGATGCCACAATAGATGCTCAAATTATTCGTAGAACATTAACTAATGTTCGTGATAGTCGTTATGGTTTAACCTTTGATATTAGCGATTACACTCCAACTCCTGATCCTATTGATTTAACTATTACAAATGAAACTGGTGTTGGTGGCACTTTTACCCTTGTATTAGATGACACAGCTTGGGATTTAGTAGAAGGTCAAATAGGCTTAGATATTGCTAATGTTAATGGCATTGGCTACTCTGGTCGCATCAAAATTAGCTTTCCAGCAAATGGAACAACTCCAGCCAATGACTTGATTATCTTCTTGTTATTCCTAGTTCGTTCTGATGCAATAGTAAACAATTAAGGAATTGTCATGGCAGAATTAATAGTTACCAATGCTAATGGCGATACAGTCAATGTTGATGTAGCTGTAGGCAATCAAATTACTCTTACAGTAGATAAGGGTGTTCAAGGATCACAAGGTATATCTGGCTATTCAGGATATTCTGGAGCATCTGGTCAATCTGGCTATAGTGGCTATTCAGGGCAAAATGGTGTAATTGGTGGCTCTGGTTATTCTGGTTATAGTGGCTATAGTGGCTATTCAGGGCAAAATGGACAGTCTGGTATATCTGGTTACTCTGGAAGTGGCACAAGTGGTTTTAGTGGCTTTAGTGGCTACTCAGGAGAATCATTAGGCGAAAGTGGATATTCTGG